TCCGCCCGTCGAGATAAAATGCAAGAATTGTGGGGAGTCTCATCTGGAAAATGAGGCGTGCAGGCCCGATGATTATTATAGCCCTACGCCTCCGCCCGTGAGCCGGGCTGATCGAATTAAGGCACTTGAGGCGGCAGCCGAGGCGGCAGAAGCAGCGGCACTCGCGGCGAGACAGGCAGCGCTTGACGCGCTCTCGGTTGAGGATTCGCTTGCGGAAGCGAAGGCTGCAATGGCTTGGGACGAAAAAACCGGCTGGCCTATGCCTACCGCCGAGGATGAGGCTTACGCGGCGAGTGTTGGCGGGAAAGCAGCGGTCATCATCAAAGGCAAAGTCATTGCCCGGATGCGCACTCCCCGGCTCATTCGATTGGAGAGAATTGCTAAAGGACTGCCTCCGCTGCCTGTTGAACAATATGAGACTTCTCCTGTTGAAACTCCGACACGGTCAGGGCCTCCTGGAAGAAAAATTATTATTGTGGAATTTCACGAAGACTACGAAGGGGGCTTGAGGGGTGCGGATGTTAACACTTTTGAATCCGCTGCCGAGGCTGCCCGGCTGCTTGGTGTAACTCCGCCCGCGCTGTCTCAGGCGTTTAAAAAAGCCAACGGAGCGCCGGTTAGGATTCGGGGAGTGACATTACAGTATCTTGATCTCCACATCGCGGACGACAAAAATTTTAAAGGAGAATAAACATGAATAACAACTACAAAAACAAAAGAGTCCTGATTACCGGCGCAAGCGGGTTCAAGGGAAAGTGGCTGACTAAAATACTCGTCCGCGCGGGCGCAACCGTTTATGATTACAGGTTTGATATTCTGGATGCCAGAAGTATTGTCCGGCATGTGGATTCGGTTAAACCGGATATTGCGTTCCATCTGGCGGCGGTATCCAGCCCTGCGATTGCCGACAGGGATAAAGATTACGCTTTTGCCGTCAATTTTTACGGGACTAGCAACGTGGTGTGGGCCTGTGTCAGTGCCGGATGCCCTGTTGTATGCGCATCCAGCGATCAGGTGTATTTCAACGATGGGCGGCTCGGAGAGTATTTTGAGGGCGACATGCTTTGCGGAAGGAGTGTGTATTTTCACTCAAAAGCGTGCGCAGAGCGGGCTGCTGAGGCTTTTGGGCGAAGCCGCGCCTCAATCGTGCGGAGCAGCCTTTGCATCGGTGGAAATGATTTTTGCAAAGAGCGGCTGTTTCCGTCCATAGCGGAAGCCGTGCGCACGGGTGTTCCTCTTGTCATCAAGCATCCGAATTTTGTGAGGCCGGTGCTTCATGTGTTGGATTCGCTGCGGGGATACTTGATGGTGGGCGCGCGGCTGATGGAGGGCACGCCCGGCGAAGCTTTTAACCTTTCACCCAATGCCAACATGGTGGATACGGTTGGGGAAATTATTGCCAGTGTCGCATTCCTTTGGCCGGAGTTTCACTTTGAGATTGCCGACGCGGGAGAAAAAGACGCCACAGTCACACGATTAAGCTCTGAGAAAGCCCTGCGCCGCCTGGGTTGGACACCTGTTTGGGGCATAAATGAGACAATCAGGAAGACAGTGGATTGGTATAAAGCCCAACAGCGCTGCGCGGATTATACTGATTCGGTGATCGCGTCTTACGAAGCCGATATTTTCTAATCTTATGTTGACAACAAAACAGTTGAAAAAACAGGCGGTGCGGAGGCAGACCGAGAAATGGCTGGCGGAGATCAAGGCCCATCAAGCCGCCGCAGCCGCATGGGCGGGTGTGGTGAAAGATGCCTCCGGCAAAGTTGTTGATGCAGTGAAGAAAAGTGACACGCTTAAAGCGACGCTTGCCAGGGCTGCCGCGCCGGTCAAGGCTCCCCGGAACAGATTTTTTATTTTTGTGCCGGATTATTACCCGTGCTCTGGCGGCTCCCGGACGATGCACTATATGGCCGCGCTGCTCGTCGATGCGGGCGTTCCTGTTGTCACCAATAAACTTTGCTTCTTCAATCCGACCATTCCGGTCGAGCAGATCGCCCAGGATGGAGATGTGGCCGTTTATTACGACGGCGTGCGCTCCACCGATAATCCTCTTTGCGCCAAGCGCGTCTGCCGGTGGATGCTCTGCTTTGCAGAAGAGTATTTCAAGGGAAAAATCAAAAAAGAAGAGTGCGCCATTATTTACATGAAGAAATATCTGGCCAGCGTTCAGGCGGCGTGCCATCACCCCGTGACTGAGGAAGATATTATTTACCTGCCCCACATCGACCCGGCGTGGTGCTTCGCGCCCTCGGTCAAGACGATTAAGTATTGTTTCTACGGGGCCGGGGCCGCGAGCAAAACCTGTGTGGCGCAAAATCCAAAACTTCACACCATCCAGCCTCCGCCCGGTGCCGTCGTGATTCCCGGCTTTGTGGACAAATTCCCCGATGACCAGGGGCATGACCAGTTTTTTGTCCATCAGCGCACCGTTGCGATCTTGCGCGCGTCAGAGACGCTCTGGACGGTCGATCACAACACCGCGCTCAACATAGAGGCGGCGCTGTGCGGCTGCCGGGTGATTTATCTGTTTGATGACGGGTCATACCAGGAACAATTTTTCCCGCGTGAAGTTCTCGAACTTGAGGCCATGAATCCACAGCGGGACGTTGCCGTGGCCCGTAGATTTGCAGATAGGGTGCTTAAATTTTTCGGAGAATCCTTATGAACGATACATTTCTTCTTGACCTACCAGAATATCATGGGTGCAGCGGGCCGGGCCGCACCTGGCACTACATGGCCGCGCTGATGGTGGAGGCGGGATTTGAAGTCGCCACGACCAGCCTTTGTTTTCTGAATCCCAACATCCCGGTGCGGGTAAAGGCAATTGAGAGCGATATTGTCTGTTACCGGCACCCGACCAGAAACGCCAATCCAACCGGCGCGCGCCGAAAGTGCTGCTGGGAAGATCGCTCTGCCAATACTACTTTCTCGGCAGATCACATTCACGAGGACGAATGCTTCATTATTTATGAGGAAGAATATATTTATCTGGCGGCGCTGCAAACGATCTGTGACCATGAGATCACGCGGGAAGATATTGTTTACCTGCCCTATATAGACCCCACTTTCTGTTTCCCAGGAAAGAAGACCATTAAAAGTCTTCTCTATGGTGTCGGCTCCGCGCACAAGCCAGTTTGTGGCGTTGACCCGGACATCCCCGGCGCGGTGATTATTCCCAATGAGAACGCTGCTTTTCCAGACGGCCAGAGACATAACCCGGACTATGTGCATCATCGCACGCTTGGCCTTTTGCGCGCCGCTGAAAATCTATACACGACAGACCATAACACGTCCCTGATAATCGAGGCTCATTTATGCGGCTGCCGCGTCTGGTATGTCATGTATGACGGGACAGTCCAGGAGAAAAGATTTGGGGCCGACCGGGCGGCGCATGAAACGATTGACCCTGTTCGAGATATTGAGATTGCCCGGCGTTTTGGCACGCGCATCCTCAAATTTTTTGAGGGTGGTTTGACTTCACGGTGAAATTCTGTTAACCTTATTTTATGAATGTTTCATTGAAATCATCGTCTGTAGGCCGCGGCTCTACTCGAAGTGCCGGAGAGAAGCCTGTCTATGTCCCTCCGGCTGCCCGGCCCGCGCCCGCATCATCGGTGGGCATTGGTGCCGCGCGCCAACAATCCCCGGCCCCGTTGCCGGTTGCCTCGGAAAAAGCTGAAATGAAAAAAAGGGGTTGACATTTACAGGCCGATCTTCTAAACTGGTTTTATATGGCATCATTTGCATCTATTGCGCCCGACGCTATTGAAGTCCGGGAAATCGCTGACATTTCGGCTACCTTAACGGCTAATCTCGCCACTTGGGTTGGAAATACCGTTACGGCTGGGCAGATTGCCACGGTTTTGGCTGGTATTACGATTGCCTTAGCGCAGGCTCGCGGATTGAATTACAACATTTACAACCCGGCGTTGTAATCGCCGCGTGGGTGGATGTTCATCGATTAAGACAGGTGAAGTGTTTTTATGAGTGAAACAAAAAACGGCCCTTACCAGGATGTTCCGTCCCGTGAGAGTGCTTTGCCCAATACGGAGCCACAGGCCCCCCGCAGTATCCCGTTGTCCGAAGTGGGCGACGACCGCGCCGGGAACAAGCCCTACAATGGGGATGCCAGTTCTTCCCGTATGCGCGGACGTGGTGGCTCTTGTCCGGTTCCTCCCCCAGTGAGTTAAGGATTTATGGCTAAAAAATTCCATGCGATTCAACGGGGCAAAGGCGGCGGATTCAATGTCATCGCGAAACATTCAGGCAAGCCGTTGAGCAAAAAGCCCCATAAGACCCGTGCTGAGGCATTGGCTCAGTTGCGAGCCGTCGAATGGTCAATGGGCGGCGGTCACGATTAAACGACTTACGCGCCGGGCGACGCTGGGTTTTCATGTTTTCCCCAGCAATAAAACGCACGGTGTAAAGAGGGGCGGCTGTTACTGCGCTAACGCTGGCAGCCGCCCTCGCTTTTTGAAATGCCAGTTCAAGCATCAACGCTAGAGAATGAAGCTCAAGCCGTGGTTGAAGCGGGCGCGTGGTATCGGCCTTCGGCTGATATGCAGGAATTTCATGCGTCGAAGGCTCGCATTCGTGCGCTCATCGGCGGTCGGGGAACCGGCAAAACCACGGCGATTGCAGTTGAAGTGATCGGACATTGCCTTTACAACTCAGGAGCCAAAGCCTATATTCTCCGCAAGACCCAGGACAGCAATCAGGATACAACCCTGGAAACTTTCGAGCATCAGGTATTCCCAAAAATGGGGACGGCTTATCAGGACACCGGCGTAAGCCTGTTCAAAAAGATTAACGGCGGAAAGCAATTCCGGCTTCCGAGCAAGCTCGCGGTCGAAAAATATAATGAGTTTCTCAAGAAAGTCCCGCACGCTACCAAAGCGCAGAAACTCACGTGGTTGGATTCGGTTGGAAATGTCTATTGCTCATTTATATTTTTTGACGGTGTCCCGGAAGATAGATACCGTGCCAGCCGGTTCCGTGGGTATGAGTGTTCGCTTCTGGTCTTTGTTGAGGCCGATCAGTTGGAGCGCGAAGACTTGGATTTGGGTGTGGCCACTTTGCGATGGAAGGGGGTTGACCCGTCAAGGTGCGATGAGCTTGGGTTTATTCGGGATGGGGGTGTTATTCTTGACACTAATCCCCCCTCGCCTCGGCATTGGATTGCAAAACTTGAAGAGGATTCCAAAGACGACCCGTTTGTCAGATTTTGGCATTTAAAAACTCAGGACAACGCAAAAAATCTTCCGAAGGGCTATGTTGAGAATCTTGAGCGTCAATACAAGAAAAATCCGGCCATGCTGATGCGGATGGTTTACGGGCAGTATGCCGATGCGTTTGAAGGCACGCCTGTATTGTTCCAATTTTCGACCGAGCACACTTCGGAGAGTCTGCCCTGGCCGCAGGGTGCATATTTGATTCGAGGCTGGGACTTCGGGACGACACAGGCGGTGACCTTTTCCGCCTATTGGTTTGACGGCCATGATGAGTATTGGTGGGACATGCACGAGTATTTTGCCCGGCAATCGGACGTGGAGCGTCAAGCGCGGGGTGCTTTGGAGATCACGCGGACGGCCTTTCCTTTCTGGAATGATCGCTCCATCTGCTCTGGTGTGAAGGATTTTTGCGACATCGCGGGCAATGCAAAAACCGACAAGGGTTCAAGCGTGCAGGTGCTTCGCACGTATGGAATTTATCCAGGCTTCACCCGTATGGGATTACAGGAATCATTAGCTGTTTACAACCGGCTTCTGGAAAAGCGGGATAGATTTGGCAAGCCTATTTATCGCATCGATAAGAACACTTGTCCCATGCTTTATACCGCATCCATCGGGGGCTATCGCTATCCCGTGGAGGGTGAGCCTGGGTTTGGTGGGGATGAGCCGTTAAAAGGCCCGGTTGGCGGCGATTTTGACCACGTTGCGGATGCTTCCCGTTACGCTAAATACAACAACTTACGGCTGCTCAGGGCCGAAGTTGAGCAGGCAAAGAAGCCCGTGGGGGCCTTTAATGTGAAGGAAATCCCCAATCGGCCAAAACGCTGGTATTAAATGGCGTTGACAAACAGGCTCGAAATCGGTTAGACTGGTAGATTATGGAACTAGGTAAGAAACACGAGTCGCTCGGCTCCCTGGCGACCCCGGAGAAATCCAACGAGAAGGAGCCAAAAGTCACTTATCCTGGCTTTTCCTTGAGGGATGAGCACGCCGCAAAGTTTTTGGACGAAACTGAGGCTAAGGTGGGCGAAGAGTTTGCTGCCACGGTTCGCATTTGTGTCACGGGCCTTACTGATGATAGTTTTGGAAAAAGTGTCCAGTTTGATGTGATCGAGCTTGACGACATCGCGCCAGAGCACGAAGAGGGCCGCGAGACCTACGGAGAAAGCTCCGGCAGTGGTTCCGGTTCTGGTGAGGGTGAGGAAGAGTCGGACGAGGAAGAGACCAAGGCCCTGGGCTATAAGCGGAAGAAATCCAAAAAGGAAGCTCCGCCGATTAGTGCCAAGGATTTGGCTGAATAATTTGCGGGGTGGAGCAGTGAGTAGCTCGTCACGCTCATAACGTGGAGGTCGCGGGTGCAAGTCCCGCCCCCGCTACCAGTTAAGGAGTAAAAGTTATGTTGAATTATGTTGGCCCGAATATCGGCCCCGCGCCAGTGAGCGCCATGCTTCCCCCGGCCACGCCGGGGACTATCCCATCAGGAGTCCCAGGGGCCACACCGGCACCCGCGCCGCTGCCGAATACTCCGGTTATTCATGGCCCGGCTGCTCCGCCTCCGGCTGCGCTTGGTGCTATTCTGCGGCAGGCCGGAGGGCCTCCGGGGGCTGCTCCGCAAGCTCCGCCGCCTCAATATCAGGCCGTCACTCAGCTTGATGGGTCGATTCTTTTGCATATCAAATTGCCTGATGGGACACTTGGCCCAATCGTGAAAGTTCTTCCACCGCTGAAGCACCCACTGAATCCCCATCAGCCGCCCAATATCGCTCCCGGAGCGAAAGCTTAAATGACTCTTCAAGAGTATCACGACCCAGTTGCCATTTCTGCAAGAAAGCGGGAAAGAAATCATTTACGTTACTTGAAAAACAAAGATAGAATTTCTGCGCAGAACCGAAGGTGGGAAAAGAAGAACCCTGAGCGATGCCGCGCAAAAAGAAAGCGGTTTTATCTTCGACATAGGGAAGCTATTCTTAAAAAAGCTAGGCAAGCGCGTCAGAACAGCCCAGAAGCATCAAGACTTGCATGTCGTAAATATGCAAAAAGCAGTAAAGGCATAGCGCAGCGGAAGAATTACAAGAAGACCTTACTTTGTCAAATCGGCAATCGGCTGCGGAACCGAATTCGCTCTGCTTTACGCGAACGGGACGGTAGAAAAGCGTTTAAAACACAAGAGCTTATCGGGTGCTCAATTGATTTTCTTCGACAACATTTAGAGTCAAAATTCAGGCCAGGTATGTCATGGGCTATTCCAGGGTCTTTTCACATTGACCATGTAAAGCCAATTAAAGAGTTCGACCTGACAGACCCAAAGCAACAGAAAGCCTGTTTTTCATACACCAATCTCCAGCCGCTTTGGGCAACGGAGAATTTGAAGAAAGGTGAACGTCTATGGACAGATTACTCGCCCGCAGGTTAGATACAGATAAAGATTTGAGAGCGCGGATGGTGAAGTTGGCCAAAGACTATCTGTAGCCATGCCGGGAAATAGTTCGTAATTGAACACATTCCCGGTATGGCTACTTAAAGTCTAAGAATTGGTCGCGATGCCCTAGCGTATTGGTAGCGGGAGCCTGGTGACTTAACATCACTGGGCTTACCCGCTACCTAAAAATTTTCAGCAACGACTTTGATCTTTGCTACGATATTCTCTCGTGCTACTCCTCGTTGAGTAAAAAAGACACGGAGAATTTGGAGCGGGGGCACCCGAAGCGGTATATCCTTCCGATGACCGCGACTCAGATCACGACCATGACCACGTATATCGCCCAGGTGCTTTTTGGCCAGGAAACGCCGTGGAAGGTCGAGGGACGCCGCCCGGAGGATGACGTGCCTGCGGAGCTTGTCAATAATCTTTTGCGCTGGAATGCGGAGCAACAGCCGACTTATTTGCTGGGGTATCTTTGGGTGCAGGACGCGCTCGCCATCAATCGCGGGATTTTTTACAATTCATGGTCGCCGATCTTCCGACCGGAAATGGTGCCAATAATGGTTGAAGACCCGAATGATTTGGATGAAAGCGGCAAGCCCCGGACGTATATGCGCCCGACGCGGCGTAACAAAGTGATCGGCAATTTTGCCAAGATGGAAATTGTCAGTCCGTATGATTTCATTGCTGACCCTGCTCTTCCAATTCATCGTATTCAAGACATGCGATTTACTGGTCACAGGACTATTATTTCTGTCACGGAGCTTCGCCGTCGAGCCAAGCTCCCGATTGACCACCCATCTTATGTTCTGCCGAGTGCTGTTGAAGATTTGGTTGCTAAAGCCAAAAAGGGAATTGCGCAGGCTGATGCGGCGGTTCCCTCGTTGCCCGGTGTTCTTCCGAATCCTACGGAAATCAGATTGAGCCGCACGGCTTACGAGCGCACGCGCGCCTTGCAGCCAACCGGCAACATCCAGGCGGATAAGAATGACACGGGAAACGTCGAATGCTGGGAGCTATGGGTTCGTCTGGTTCCGTCTGAAAATCGTATTTACAGCGATGAAACTCCGACTCCCCCGCTTTCCGGCGGTAAATCCAGTCCGACCGGCGCGCAGCTAAATAATGACGACGGCCAGGGATACCAAAATCCCGCTGCCGGTCTTGCCAGTGTGGCCCGGCCCGATCAGGGCTTTCCCAATATCGTGGAGTCCAATGTGGCCCGTCCTGGACGTGGCCCGATCAACACGACTCGCAATAGTTTGGAGCCGGGCATCGCGGGAGGCCCTCCCGGAACAAAAGCGCGCGACAATAATCCCGCCGCAAACCAGGATTTCACGCAGCCCGGTGCGACCGAAGACGAGCCGGTTATCTTCCAGATTCTCATTTCTGGCGGCGATGTCCTGCTCTCAATGAACGAATCCACTTACGAGCATGGGCTGTTTCCGTATTCAGTGGCCGAAGGACGACCCAATGCCCATTTCCAATTTTCAGTGAGTTGGATTCAGATGTTGAAGGGCATTCAGGATTACGTTGACTTTTTGAAAAATCGGCACCAGGAAGCGGTGAGCCGCACGCTTGGGAACATTTTCGTTTACGACCCGCGTTGTGTTGATGTGACCGATTTTATGAATCCCGACAAAGAGGGATTGCTGATTACGCTCAAGCCGGAAGCAGAAGGGAAAAAGCTCAGTGAGATTTTCCAGCAGATTCCGATTAAAGACTTGACAGAGAAATTTCTTGAGGAAGCAATGCAGTTCATCAAGTTTTCTCAGAGCGTCACCGCTGCCGATGAGGGAATGCAGGGTGTCATGCCGGGCGGCGAGCCTGCCAGCGCCACGCAGTTTGCCGGGACACAGCAAATGGGAGCGGGCCGGTTGACTTCTATTGCCCGCCTGATGTCGTCCCAGGCGCTCGTGCCGCAAACAAGAATGATTGTCAGCATGTTCCAGCAATTCATGGACGACGCTCAAATGATTCGGTTCAAGCCTTCCGATGTGACGAGCCTGCCGCCTGAGTTGAGGGACGCGGCTTCCGTGAGCCTGGATAAAAACGCCATCGCGGGCGAGTATGATTTTCCGCCGCACGACGGCACACTGCCCGGCACGGATGGGCGCAAAGTCGCGGCGATCTCGAAACTGTTGGAAGCTGCCCAGGGATTCCCCGATGCGTTTTCGCCTCAGCCCGGCAATCTCAATCCAAAGAAACTCTTATTCCTTGGGGCTAAGGCTGCGGGTCTTCATGTCGAGAATTTTTTGTATGACAAGAATTCGTTGCCTCCTGCCGGGCCTCCTGGAATTCCTGGCGCTCCTGCTCTTCCTGGCGCTCCTGGTGTTCCTCCGGCTAACGGCGCTCCCGCTGGTTTACCTCCTGTCGGCCCTCCTGGTGTTCCGGCTGGTATTCCGCAGAACCCAGGCCCGAAGCCAACATTGCCCGCGCTGGGGCCGTTGACCGCGCCGGTATTGACTCCGATCTCTCCGGGGCAGCCCAGACCGGGGAGCGTATAAATAAATGCCTTGACATTCTTTAGGCGTTTATTGTAAGCTGGTATAGTATTGATGAATGTCCTGGACGTTGACCCTAAAAATCTGGCGTATGATTTCCGGCGTGACTGGAAACTGTTTCAAGATGGCAGGGTCAAAAAATTCCTGGCTGCATGGTTGCAAAAAGAGCTAAAGGAAGCGCGGGGAGCGCTCGAATATGTGGCCCCGGAAAATCTTGGAAAGTCCCAGGGTATTGTGTGTCAAATAAAGAAAATGTCAACACTGATCGAAAAGCAGGATTGTCAGGACTCCTTGAAGGAAGTTCTCACGTTCCTTGACTCAACTGAAAAATAATCTTATGGCAAACGAAGTTCCTACCATTCCCGTAACCGAGAGAACCAGTGTCCCAGTAACCGCGTTGTTTGACGCTGCCGAGCTTACGCTGCCGCCAGCGGCCCCGCCGACTGAGCCGAATTCTCCGTTGCCGGAGACTACGCCCAAGACGGAGACGCCCAAGACGGAGACGCCCAAGACGGAGACGCCCAAGACGGAGACGCCCAAGACGGAGACGCCCAAGACGGAGACGCCCAAGACGGAGACGCCCGAAAAAATCAAGATCGGGGACAAGGAATATACCAAGGCCGAGCTTGAAGCAAAGCTGGCCGAGCGTTCCGCACCTGCCGCCGTGCCCGCGCCTGCGGTTCCCGCTGCCGAGCCGGTCAAACCACCGACGCCAGAAGAGATTGCTGCGGCTGAGGGCAAATGGGTTGAGGGTTTTCTCAGTCAAGAAAAAATTTCTGTCCCCTTCACCGAAAAGGAAATGGAAACCATTCTGGCCGGGGACAAGGACGGGATTGCCCTTCTGTCAAGCAAACTTAATGGAGTTCTCGCCAAGGCCGTCATGCTGGCGCGCAAGTCGATTTACGCCGATTTAAATCCAGTGATCGGCGGACTTCAAGCCAATTTGCAGCCGGTGGTGCAGAATGCCGCCCAGGTTGAAGCTGCGACTGCGGAGCATGAATTTTTCTCCATGTATCCTGACTTCAAAGCACACACGGACACCGTGCGCCGGGTTGGTGAGGCTCTTCTAACTCGTTTTCCGAATGAGTGCAAAGCGATGACACGACAGGCGCTCATGGCGGAAGTCGCGGCCCAAGCTGATCGGATTATCCAGGACGAGTGCAGCCGATTTGCGCCGGGAAAAAATTGGCGTGAATTACAGAAAGCGGCACCCGCGCCCGCGCCCGCGCCCGCGCCCGCGCCCGCGCCCGCGCCCGCGCCCGCTGCTCCGGCTCCTGCAAAAATTCCGGCTCCTGCTGCGAATTCACCCGCTGCTATTCCTGCCGCTGGAATTACAAAGGATTGGCACAAGGGAACGGCTGCTAGTTTAGCGAATTGATTCTTTACGAGAAGAATCAAAGGGTATTTACAAGTGGGCCTGTTTCTTGCTACACTACTAATGATGACCAAAGTAGTCACACGGTAACAAAGGAATAATTTATGCCAAGTGCAATCGCAGGTTTACTCTCCACCAGCAACGCCAACAGCGATCTCGACACCAAGGCCGACTTGGTTGGTGAGTATCAGGATACAATTCTCGTGCGGAACAGCAAGGGGATGAACGCGGGCAGCACGCTCTTCGGGCTGATGTCGCGCCTCAAAGCCGAGCCTGCCGAAAATACTGAATTCAACTGGTTTGAGCGAGACCCGGTAAACCGTCAGGTCTATGTTGAGACCGCCAATGCTGTGGCACCCGTTCAATCCGGGCAGGCTGGCACCGTAGTTGTTACTACTGACTCGACCGGCGCGACTGATATTACCGCCTGGACATTTTTGGCCCAGGGCCATGTTCTTCGCAACATGCGGACGGGTGAAATGATTCAGGTCACGGCTGACCCGACTTCCGATACCGTTACGGTTGCCCGCGCTATCAATGGCGGCACGCTGACGGGTTATACGCTTGTGCAGGGCGACACTCTCGCCATCGTCACCTTGGGCAAAGACGAAGGTGCTTTGCCGACGCGGGCCAGCTATGAGGAACCGCAAATCTTGACGAATTTCGTTCAGACCTTCAATGCCACGATTGATGTTACCAATGCCTTCAAGGCCAATAAGCTGCGCTCTGATATGGCCGGGCCTCTCAAGGCGCGCCGGATTCAAGCCCTGGAAAAAATCTCCAAGGACATTGAGGCTGCTTTCCTGTTGGGCACCAAGCAACGTCTGACCGGCTCCAATGGCTACGTCTATTACACGGGCGGCATCAAAGACGCTATCGACACTGCCGTCCCGGAAAACGCTCTTAACGGCGGAAGTGGCACCTGTTCCTATGCGACTCAGGTTGCCCCCTGGATGCAGGGATTTATGACGGTTGGTTCTGACGCCAAGCTGGGTCTTTGCGGCCCGACAGCCTACGCGGCTTTTTCTGCACTGGCTAATTCCGCGACCAACGGCTTCCGAATTATGAACCAGGAAACCGTGTGGGGAATGAATATCACGGTTATCAATACGCCTTTCGGTGAGCTTGATCTGGCCTTCCATCCGCTGTTGAAAGAAATTCCGGCGTTTTCGTCCTGGATTTTCGTAGCGGACTTGGCTCATGTAATGCAGAAGACTCTGGAACCTTTGTTCCTTGAGCCTAACATCCAAACCCCCGGTCAAGACAGCTACATGGAGCAGTTCCGGGCCAAGCTGGGGTTGAAGCTGCGGTTTGCTGAGGCGTTTGGTTACGCCTACAATTTGACTGCCATCCAGGCGTAAGCCTGGGGCAGCACGGCACATGGTGTAAGGGAGTGCCTTTAGTCCATTACACTTATGGCCGAAGAGAAAGAAATTTTGACGCCAGCGGCAGCCCTGAGAAGGGTTTCAGGAACCGCTGAGGACGCCAAGGAGAATAAGGGAGGCGTAGGGCAGAAGGGAACGCCTCCTACAACTCCACCGAAGTTTCAGTTTGTGAAACTTTTTGGCGTAGCGGACGTGATAAAGTTTGCAGACGGGACGAGATTTCAGTTTCGTTTGATTCGGCGGAATAATGACGCCGGATATGCGCCGAATTCGTTTCTGAAAACGGATGACGAGAAGCTGGCCGCAAATTTGCGAGCAGCCTCGAAAAATAAGGCGTGGGGAATTGTGGAAATCAAGTAGGAGACAAAATTATGGGTGACAATGTTAAGCCGACATATGCGAAGTCTGATGTGAAATCGGGCTTGGTCAACGAACAATACGCCGAGCGCATCCTGGACGGGGAACCGCCCAAGAAAAACGTGGAAGCGGTTGACAGGGAAAACCAGGTCAAGAACGCTCCCGGCTCCGTAATGAAGAAGTAATCCCCGGCCACGGGACAGGTGCTTTCCAAAGTGCCAAAAGGGGTGTGTCCCTTTTTGGCACTTTTATTTTTTGTGAATTTTTCTGATATTCAAGCCCGGCTGGGGAGAGCGATTCTCCGAAGCGATCTTGCGCCCGACTATGGCAATTTCGTCAATGAGGCTCTCATTGAGATCGAGAATCGGCGTTCTTGGGCGTGCATGAAGGTCACAGAGCCGGTCGTGCTTGGGCCAGGGGCCGGGTATGAGCTTGTTGCGCTTGAGTCGAATTTTAAGGAGCTTCGTCGCGCGCCCGCGATCAATTTCGTTGCGGATGACGGCGGGAGAATTCCTGCCACGACCATCTTTGAGGAAGAGGAAATTTTTCGAGTTTGGGCCTGGGGTGGTGCTCCAATGTTTGTATGGCCTCCGCGCGTGTTTCTCGTGCGCGGCGCGCCTACACCAGCGCAATCGGCGGCTGGCGCATCCGTGGGAGCAAAGATCGGGATTGTTGAGCCTCTGATTGAGGCGTTTAATCTCGAAGTTAATATGTATGCGTATCTGCCAGCCCTTGTCAATCCTACGGATACGTCACCGCTTTTAACCGCTTATCCAAATATGATTTTGGAAAAGGCAAAGGCGATTGCGTTCTCCAACATCAATGACGATGAATCGCAAAAGGCAGAGGGAAAATTCGAGGCCAAATACCGGCAGGCTTCTTACCAGGATGCTTATTCTGAAGTCGTTGGCCGAAAATTGAGAATGTAACTATGAGCTATTTAACCGAGACAGTTCCGGCAGACAGTGAAGCGGTCACATTAGGTGCAAGCCGAATCCGCGAGTTAAAAGTGGATTTGGACGCCCTGATCGAACAGATTTGGGAAGATGCCGGACTCTTCACTCCTGGATGGATTAAGGCAGGCGGAGCGGCTGGCGGCGCATCGCTCTTTACTGCGGGTGCTATCCAGACCGCAGACATTGCACCTTTTGCTATTACTACGGGCCTTTTGGCTCCCCAGGCGGTCACACCGGCGCAAATTCAACTTCTTTCAATCACGGCGGGCTTGCTGGCGTCGGGTATTGTGATGCCTGCTAATTCTGTCGCTACCAATTCGATTCAGAATAATGCGGTAGGCTTAGCCCAGTCAAATATCAGTTCACTTGTGGCAGGTTTTGCAAAAGTGGGAACATATAATGGAACTGCCGCATCGGTTGATACTATAACAGTAAGCGGTTTAAGCTTTGCTCCTACGGTTTTGATTGTGGTAGATTCAACACATACCGGCATTGGGATTGCTTTTAATTCAGAAGCGTCTGGCGGAATTTCATCGATTCACGAATCGTGGGACAGTCCTGTTACAGGTCTCATTAGTCCATTTTTAAATGACGTGCAGTGGAATGCTGACGGATTTACGATCTTGCACGGAAATACTTTTTTTAGCACCAATCTCCGGGCATATACCTATCTTGCCCTTGCCATCTAATGCGCCGCGCAAAGCCAATCTCAGTTGTCGTAAAAGCTCCGAGCAGGGGTCTCGTAACTCGTTTGCCTTCGATCTCGGCTGACTTGTTGCCAACGCAGAGCAGCGAAATTCAGGGCACGATTCTCAGCAGCGCGGCCTATCAACGGTCTTCGGCTGTTGCTCAGAATGTCCGATATGAAGACGGCGTTGTATGTGCGGCTCCGGGGCATCAGCGTATTTTTTTGTCTTCTGAATTACTGCAAGGGATAGTGGCGTATTGGCCGTTGCAGGAGCCAAATGGCACCCGGTTTGACGCCACGCCTAACGGCTATAATCTTACTGACGTGCCTGGCACGGCTCCCGGTGTGCCGGATATATTGACCACTCCGGGGATACTCGGACTGGCGGCGCTGTTCCCCCCGATGCCTCCGATTAGCCCGGTAGTCGGAGGCGGAGATTCAGCAACACTGGATTCGGCCTTATCAAGCGGGTTTATAAATCCCCTTATCGAAAGACTTCCGAAAGATTTATTCACGCTGGATAGTTCGCTTTCGTCCGGGGCCATGACTCCTACAGTGTTAATATCCAACGCGCCGGGGGATTCCATATCCGTGGACGGCGCTTTTGATTCGGGAATTTATACTGAGACTGTCATTGTATCTGATGCGCCAGGCGATTCGATTTCTTTGGATAGTGCGCTGAATTCGGGGACTTATGCCCTTGTGGTCATAGTGTCTTCCGCGCCGGGTGATTCGGTTTCTCTGGATACGGCATTATCTTCGGGAAGCTATACTGAGACAGTTATCGGGCCGATTTCGCATTCAGATAGTTTTGCGCTGGATTCAGCGATTTTGTCAGGAAGTTACGGATAAATATATGCATAAAGAAATTTTCATCAATGGGACAGAGGCGGGTATTTCTAATCGCTTCAAAGCGCAGGTAATTGAACGCAGGCCGGGACACCCCGATTGCGGCAAGATTGTTCGTGAGACCGATTGGGCAAACAATCTCATTCTCGAAAACGGGATGAACAACATTGCGTCGATTACGATTGCCGCCCTATTTACTTACTGTTGTGTGGGAACTGATTCTACGCCGACCGTAGTTTCTTCAGGAGCGGTTACAGCTTCGACCAGCGGAACAACCTGCACTTCCTTCGCTGGATTTTTTAACAGCGGTATGACGGGGATGCTTATCTATTTTCCTGGGACTACTAACTCAGCCGTAATTACACACTACACTAATTCTACTACAGTCACTCTTTCTGCCACACTTGCCCAATCGTCGGCAGTATTTGAAGTTTTTGCGATAAACCAGACTGGCCTTAACGCCGAGGTTCATCGCACAAATAACTACTTGACTGGGGCTGGAAACTGTGGCACGACTTACTCGGCTGGTCTTTACACCCACACGCGCACTTTCGATTTTCCCATTGAATCCGGGGATGAATTATACTACGAAGTTGGATTTTCCAATAACTCGTCGGCTGGGGCGAATTTAAATATGCGCGGCATTTTCTCGGCTGCGCCTGTTGCCGTTGTTACTGGCCAACAGATTCGTGTGGTCTATCAGGCGTTGGTTACGGTGACACCTATTTCTGCGCGTCTTAGGAATATGGGAATTCCGCCAGGGGTGCAAATTTCTGGATGGCCAGCGTTGCTTTATACTGTAGCCTTTACTCCTTCTTCACCCACAATCACTATGGCAGGACAACCTGCTTTTACGCAAAATACTCCTGTATTTTTTGAAGGCACGACGGCTCCGACAGGCATAACTTTTGGAACCGTTTACTATGCAAATCCTGCCGGAACGGATTTAGTTAATACTCTTTCTGTTTCCGCTACTCCTAGTGGTAGTGCCATAACTGTAACCAGCAGCGGAACTGACGCCGATCAGCTTTACACTAATACCATCGGACATGAAATACTTGGGTGTCATCAATTCTCCGGGGTTGGAACCGACGGAAGTTCTATTGCTTTCAGTGTTCCAAACAACGGTTCCGCGTTTGGTGAGCCGTCTCAGAGCAAGTATATGGCTATCCTTACGGATACTAATGCGCTTCCGACTTTTCCCGGAACTGGCGTGTTTCCTGGCGGCGGGGACACCCCCACGGGAGGGACACAGGCCCTTGTTGCTGGAAGTTACGTATCTGGAAGTTACACGCTTACTTGGAGTGTAACATATTCTGTCGATCAGGGAAACAGCAATGCCATTTTCAAGCTTTGCACTATTGACCCAAGCGGCGGGGCTGAGGGATTGATTTATCTTTTTACAATGCCGCAGCAAAAAAGCAATACTTATACGTTGACGATTGTTTGGCAATGGACGTGGGACAGAATTTTAACATAAAGAGGTTTAAGTGCCTACGTTCACTGCTCCATATCTTTCGAGCACGGCAACGGCTTTAGTGGCCTTGCACACTGGCCCGTTTACGATTACGGGCTGGTTTGAGCCTACGGCTCTGAGCACGGTTTATACCCCGTATTTGCCCACCCCGATTTTAACAGGCCCGTCGTGGAGCATTTCGTTGAATGAGGACGGCACGCTATCATTTCTTGTCAACAATTCTGCACTGAGTATCTCAACTACAGTGAAGACTTCCGCCTCAGTGAATTCCGGCTGGAATTTTTTCGCCGTGGTTTACAGTCCGAATCCCGGCGGCACATATCCGAATGTAGGCACGATCACGATTTGGCTTAACGGCGTTCCGGCATCCGCCGCGCTTTTGGCGTTGGCGGATTCCACGGTATCGAGTGTTTCTCCATATAAAGATTTTGAACTGGGAAATCCTAATCTCATGTCGTGGCCTGCGCCGGACGGATTCTCGCTTGATGCAGTCGGAGTATGGGCGCGGGCGCTGTCGAGCGCGGACGTTGGTATAGTGTATAATTCCGGGCGCGGCAACCCTTATCCATTCTTGGGAGGGCCGTTCAGCTTGATCTTCCAGGCCAATCTTGTCAATGATACTCCTACACCTCTGGTGATATGCTCTCAGGATTCGGTCTTTTCAGTCGCGGAGACTTCGGCTAACGGTGCCGGGGCCACTTCGTATGAGGCATTTTTTAACTATCTCTACCAGGGCACCGCGCTCACGCCGGGATATAATTGGACTGCAGATAATTTCAGCGATAAAGTTATTTTGGCACAGCATGATAATCCGGCGCTCTACTGGACTCCGCCAAGCGCCACTGCGCTCCCGCTGCCGGGCTTGCCCGCTGGGAGTCAGTATGACGGTGTGGCCGTATTCCAGAATCACGTTTTGTTGTGGCAGGATGACAATTTGATATGGAGCGACATTGACGACTTCACCGATTACATTCCGATTGCCTCGACTGTGGTGTCTGCGGTGCTCACGCTGTTGGCTCCGTTCGTTCAGCCCATACCCGGAGGAAGCGTCACTGTCCAGGTTGCAAATCCCGCCGCTGTGATTCCAAGCTTAAGCATTTCGGGGGATTTGACTTTCCCAAACACTAATGTTAATGACACATCACAAGCTCTTTTGACTCTTACCAATACGGGAAATGCCCCTATTGAAATTAACAGCATTGATCTTCCAGCGGGATTTGCGGGGACTTTTACCGGGCCGATTGCTGTTGGCGCGTCACAGTCCGTAACTATAACATTCTCTCCCACACAAAGCATACCATATAGCGGGACTATCGTTGTAGGATGCACCGGGCCATCTGGCTCGACTGTTCTTGGAACTACTGTGTATCCTATTTCTGGAACAGGAATCGGGGCCACGGCGATTATTAACCTCTCTGGAAATTTTAATTTCGGAAGCGTAGTTGTAAAGACATTGCCCGCTCAACCTCAGCCGGGGTTTTTAGACGGCTATGTGCTTGTTACAAATCCTGGAAATACGGCATTGAATATAACGAGTGTGACTGTGCCCGCTGGATTTAGCACCACTTTCACGACTGGGACTGTTCCTGGGACTACCTCGCCGTCTGAGGCTCCGGGAACCCTGGTTATCCCGATCAGATTTACCCCTACATCGTTTGCGATTTACACCGGGGACGTAACTGTCAACTGTTCAAATGCCACTAATGGCATGAATTATGTGGCGGTAAACGGGACTGGTGTTAGTTCATTGACTACTCCGTCTGTTTTTATAAACGACAACGGAGCCTGTCAGTTCGGATTCGTAAATACTGGCACTATTACGTCCCCCGTCGAGGTAACAATAACAAATGTCTCAGGCGTTGGCGTTTATGTTTATCCGATTCTCCCCTCAACGAGCATTCCTGGGTTTGTTATCGGGGCACCCCTAACTGGAGTCCCTCCTGCGAGTGGTCTCGCTCCCTACGCCTCAACTACTTTTTCTGTAACCTTTGAGCCTACTTTAGTCCAAGGATACGCTGGAAGCATTTCGATTACCTATACGCATCCAGGTGCCGCACAGGATTATTTATCAAATGCCCTGCCTATATTTGGAACCGGCGTTACGCCAGGGCCTCAGATTGTGGCTTCTGGAAGTTTGAATTACGGCGATGTTCCGTATGGCAGCACGGTTGCAGCCATGTTTTCTCTTTACAATCCTGGACAGTCTAATCTCACAGTATCAGATATAACATATCCTTCGGCTGTGTTTACCGGGCCTGCATCAGTAACAGTGGCTCCGGGTCAAACGATAAACTCTTACGTTTATTTCACTCCCGCTTTCTCTGATGAAACAATAAACGACACTTTCTCCGGGGATATAACGGCCACGACTAATGTTCCTAACGGGCTTGGCGGTTTCACTCCTGTATCATATCCCATATCGGGGACTGGCATACCACTCCCCGTTCCGCTTCAACTTGTAGCCGGTCAGGTGGTTTCCCTGACTGTTACGCAGGGTGATTTTGTGTATGGAACTGGAACCCAAGTTTACTACAACTATTATACGGTAACGTCAATGACCGGAAAGAGCTTGGTGTTGACGCTGATGAATTTGACTGGAGCTACGCCTGCGGGCCTGACAGTGGCAGCCAATGGAGTCCAGTTCTTCACGCTGGATGCGAATGAAGCCGGGTCAACCGTGGTCTCCGGCTCCCGCATGAACGGCCCCATTTTTGACATCATACCGCAAGGCGACTACGCTTATATTTTCAAAAGCCGGTCGATTCAAAGTATTGCCTACACTGGCCTAGGTAACGGGACTTTTTTCATTCACAATGAAATCAGCGGCGAAGGTTTGATTGGCCGCAACGCGGTGACAGACAGCGGCGACGGGAGAATGTTTTTCTTGGGCCACAAAGAATTGTATCTCTACGAGGGAGGCCCTAATCTCAAGCCCATTTGCCAGCAATACACCCGGCAGCTTTTTGCGGAGTTTGATCGGACAAAGGTGAATCAGATTCTTTTGTTCCACAATGAGAATAGAAAAGAAATCTGGACGATCTATCCCATTACCGGAGGGTCTTTCAAAGTCCTTATCTGGAATTACGTGGAAGATTCCGCCACGATTGATATTTACAGCAATGCTTCATTCCAGCCTACGGCGATTGGGTTGGTGGATTGGTCAACCGACCCAACTTGGAGCCAGCTTTCAAACAGCGATCTTGCCAATGAAATAACCTGGGCGCAGCTTCCCAGTTCATTGGATTGGGATACATTTGTGAGCGCGAGCATAAACCACGCTCCTGTGTTTGGAAGCGCGGATGCAGGGCTTCGGCTGCATGGCTCAGTTTACAATCGGGAAGGCGCGGGCTATACGGCACTTTCTGAATCAATGGACTACGATCTTGGGGCACCGGATAACTTCAAGTATGTAGATGTCGTGGTTTTGGCTTTGCAGCTTTCGACTCTTGTTCCGGTTCCTGCGGGCGCAACGATGTATGTTCAAGTCGGCACTCAAGCCAGCTTGAGCGGCGCGGCGATCATATGGACAGACCCCTTTCCGATTTTGGTGGACGGCACTCAGCCACTTCCTGTCAAGGTGAATCCTGGCGGTTCTGGCCGTTATTTGCGGGTGCGCTTTTACAGCCAAGACCCCGATGTTCAATGGCGCATTGAACAGTTCGAGATTTTAGCTAGGCCAGGCGGATTCTATTAAGGCTGTATGGGCGAACCCACACCCCCATTCACGCTTCCCCCCACACCCTCAACAGGGGGGCATAATCTAAAAGATTATCAGCAGGCCGTTGCAGTATGGACGCGCAAGTGCCAGCAGGCTGTGCAGCATGTTGCGGGGAGTGGAAGCGGAGGGACTGGGGCAACTGGTGCTCCTGGTGCTCCTGGCGCTCCTGGCGCTCCTGGTGCTCCTGGGGCGACCGGGCCGACTGGTTACACGGGCGGTGCTGGGGCCGCTGGGGCGACCGGGCCGACTGGTTACACGGGCGGTGCTGGGGCCGCTGGGGCCGCTGGGGCGACAGGGCCGACTGGTTACACGGGCGGCGCTGGGGCCGCTGGGGCGACAGGGCCGACTGGTTACACGGGCGGCGCTGGGGCCGCTGGGGCGACCGGGCCGACTGGTTACACGGGCGGTGCTGGGGCCGCTGGGGCGACCGGGCCGACTGGTTACACGGGCGGTGCTGGGGCCGCTGGGGCCGCTGGGGCGACCGGGCCGACTG